GATTGTTCCCGGCTCAACTGGTTCTGATCCCGGTGTTGACTATGCGCCAAAGGCTCCCAACGAACAAGAGTTTGTAAAGAAGCATTCAACTGAGAAGCACGCAGACCGCGTTGGTAACGACGACGATGTCTATCAGGCAACCAATATCAAGCATTCTCAAGTCGCCGAAAAGAAGCACGGTTACAAGAAGCCAGAAGACAAGGCTGTATACGCAACAGAAGCAACAGATTGCTCGAAGCAAAAGAAGACTCTACGCGAGATTGCTAAGAATCCATACGCAATCGGTATGGCAGCTGCTATGAAACAAACGGGCGATAAGCCGCCCCTGAAGAAGTCAACCATTGTCAAGGGTCACGAAATCGCAAAAGCTGTTCAAAAAGAAGAAGTCGAACAGCTCGATGAAGTGAACCACCGCGAATACGGCGCTCAAGGCAAGATGCATCCTGATATGGCCAGAGGTATGAAGGTTGGTCAACACTCGGACTTCTTTCAGCACGGAACGGGCGACAAGGCTTACGGTCAGGTCACTAAGAACGACGGTAAGGCTGTTCACATCAAGGTGAAGAACAAGACGCATAAGTTCACTGTCACTTCAAGACTGTCCGAAGAAACTCTTGAAGAAAATCACGATGATGAATCCGCCGAGATGGCAAAGACACAGCTCCGCGCGCTGGCGAACAAGGCTCTGCATCTTGCTATGCAGTTGAATGACGATCAGGTTGTCGAGCCTTGGGTTCAGTCGAAGATTGCAGTCGCCAAGGATCACGTGACAGCTGTTCACGATTATATGCTGTACGGCGAACAGAAGAAGGAAACGGAGAAGGAACAAACAGCTCCTTATGACGGAGGCGTTGATATGACCGGCGCTCCTAGAAACACGTTCCCAAGCTTCTCTGTTGATGTGAACACGGGAAGAAACGTATGAATATCATCAAGCCGGTATCTAACGTAGTATCAATCACCACGCAGAATTCAGTGTCGAATGCTGCTGTGGTGTTCGTCTCAACATCAGCTACGGCTCAGATCAATTTGTGGTCAAACTCAACCACTCAGTACGCTTCGTTTGTGTTACCGGCGAACCAATACATCTATGTCCAGAAGCTCGCTCCTACAGATCTGATTTCATCAAACACAGCGATCAACGCAACAATAGCAGGTTACAGAGGCTAAAATGAAACTGATCTCAGAACTTCTCGTAGAAGAAGTCGAATACATTTCGGAAGCTAGGGAAGACGGATCGAAGGATCATTATATCCACGGCATCTTCCTGCAGGCTGACGTGCCAAACAGAAATGGACGAATCTACCCGCTTCACATTATGGAGAACGCGGTAGACAAGTACATCAAGACCAACATTGAACAGAAGAGAGCCTACGGCGAGCTTGGTCACCCAGCTGGTCCTCAGATCAATCTTGATCGCGTGTCTCATATGATCACGGAACTCAAGCGCGACGGATCAAACTACATCGGCAAAGCCAAGCTGACTGATACGCCGATGGGTAACATTGCCAAGGGTCTGTTGAAGTCAGGCGCAAATCTGGGTGTGTCTTCTCGCGGACTTGGCTCGCTCAAGCCAAACAAACAGGGCATTATGGAAGTGCAAGACGATTTCCATCTTGCCACAGCCGCTGATATCGTTGCCGATCCTTCTGCCCCCAATGCATTCGTCAAGGGCGTAATGGAGAATGCAGAATGGGTCTACGACGCAGCAACTGGTGATTGGTATCAGGAAAAACTTCACGAGACCAAAAAGCAGATGAGAAGAATGTCTATGAACGAGATTGAAACAAACAAGTTCGGTATCTACGAGAGCTTCATAAAGTCTCTCTCGTCAAAATAACGCTTATTATAAATAAAAGAAACAGTTGAAAGGGAGACCTTTATGTCAGAACAGAATGTAACAAAGGACGAAGAAATGCTTGACGAGGAGTCTATCGCAGCCGCGACTCTGAAGGCTGGTTCTCGTCCTGACGATAATCCAAAGTCTAAGATCGAGTTTATGCAGCGCACTCTTGGCGTGATGAATTCAATGAACAAGCAAGACCTGTCAAAGTTCTATCACGACGTGATTGCTCAGATTGGCAAGGAAGCTGATTCGCTTCCTGCTGGCGCTTCAGCTGATTCAAATTCGTCTTCGATTGATATGAAGACTGGCAAGGGTCCGAAGACTAAGGATTCAATGCCGGCTCTCGACCACAAGAACAATCCTCTTGCCAAGATTTCAGTCAAAGAAGACGTTGAGGAAATGTTTGATGGCGAAGAGCTATCGGAAGAGTTCAAGGACAAGGCTTCAACGCTGTTCGAAGCTGCCGTTCACGCAAAGGCGCTTGTTGAAATTGCTCGCCTTGAAGAAGAATACGAGTCTCGCCTAGAAGAAGAAGTAACTTCAATCGTTGAGGGCATTGAGTCTAATCTAGACACATATCTCGACTACGTTGTTGAGAACTGGATGAAGGAGAACGAAGTTGCTATCGAGTCTTCACTCCGCAACGAGATTATGGAAGAGTTCATTGGTGGTCTGAAAAACCTTTTCGCTGAGCATTACATTGAGATGCCAGAGGAAAAAATTGACGTTGTTGAAGAACTAGCCGCGAAGGTCGAAAGACTCGAAGAGGCTCTTGACGAGACAATCAATGAAAACACTGAGCTGAAGGCTGCTCTGATCGAATCTGAAAGACAAGAAATTGTTGATGAGATCGCCGAAGGGCTGACTTTGTCTCAGTCAGAAAAGTTTCTTTCTCTGGCAGAAGGCGTCGACTTTGATGGCGACCTAGAAGTCTACAAGAAGAAGCTTTCTGTTGTGAAGGAGAGTTATTTCTCATCATCAAAGCCGCAAACTTCATACATTGAAGAAGAAACATTCGAGGGTGACGTTAGCGATAAGGTCGTGTCCTATGACCCACAGGTCAACAGATACGTGCAAGCGATCTCAAGAACGGTTAAGAAGTAAGCATTTATAAATAAAACAAACCTACAGAAAGGGATTACAAAAATGTTTCTACAGGAAGAAATTCAGAAGAAGTGGGCTCCTATTCTTGAGCACGCCGACCTTCCAGCCATCAAGGACGCTCACCGCCGTTCAGTAACTGCGGTTGTTCTTGAGAACACAGAGAAGGCTCTGCGCGAAGCTGGTGCTCACGGTCAGTTCCAGACTCTGACTGAGACTGCCTCAACTGGCGCTTTCAACGCGATGGGAACTTCCAGCTCAACAGCTGGCGCTGGTCCGATCGACACGTTCGACCCAGTGCTGATCTCGCTGGTTCGCCGTTCAATGCCAAACCTGATTGCCTACGACATCTGCGGCACTCAGCCAATGACCGGCCCAACTGGCCTGATCTTCGCGATGCGTTCGCGCTACGGTAACTCGGCTGCTCTTGGCACGACTGCTCTGCAGGGTAACACCAGAGCCGGTGGTGAGGCTTTCTACAACGAAGTTGACACTGCGTTCTCTTCTGTTGTAACTGGCGCAAACAGCTTCGGTCAGAAGTTCGTTGGAACGTTCCCCGGCGATTCAAATACGTCGCCTCTGACAGCTGTTAATACCTATAACACCGGCACAGGTATGTCGACAGCTCAGGCCGAAACGCTTGGCGCTGACGCTAACGTTGCTTTCGCTCAGATGGGCTTCTCAATCGAGAAGGTCACTGTAACAGCCAAGAGCCGCGCTCTGAAGGCTGAGTACACGATGGAACTGGCTCAGGATCTTAAGGCCATCCACGGTCTTGACGCTGAGACTGAGCTTGCCAACATTCTGTCGGCTGAAATCCTCGCGGAAATCAACCGTGAAGTTGTTCGTACGATCAACATCACTGCCGTTGCTGGCGCTCAGGATAACGTGACGACTGCTGGTGTGTTCGACCTTGACACCGACTCGAATGGCCGTTGGTCAGTTGAAAAGTTCAAGGGTCTGATGTTCCAGCTCGAGCGCGAAGCTAACCAGATTGCTAAGACGACCCGTCGCGGCAAGGGTAACATCGTAATCTGCTCGTCTGACGTTGCTTCTGCTCTGCAGATGGCTGGCGTTCTTGATTACGCTCCTGCCCTCAACTCCAACAACCTGCAGGTTGACGACACTGGCAACACCTTCGCTGGTGTGCTGAATGGACGTCTGAAGGTTTACATCGACCCATACGCGATCGGTGGCAACTACCTGACTGTTGGTTATAAGGGTTCTTCTGCATTCGACGCTGGTCTGTTCTACTGCCCATACGTTCCGCTGCAGATGGTTCGCGCGGTCGACCAGTCAACCTTCCAGCCAAAGATCGGCTTCAAGACTCGTTATGGAATGGTGGCCAACCCATTCGCTCAGGGTCTGACGGTTGGTTCGGGCGCTCTGACGTTCAACTCCAACCTCTACTACCGCAGAGTTGTTGTAAACAACCTGATGTAGTTATATCCTTTTAGCGGGTCTGGTATTCTGAAAAAGCTTACCAGACCCGCTAAAAAGTTGAAGCGAAACGCTAAGTGGTCCTGGAGGGAAACTTCCAGGACTTTTTTATTGGAAAATGCCCATCGCGATGCCGGAAACATCCATGGGCTCTAACGCTTAACAGGAGCATCAGCTATGTCTACTTATCGGTCTAAAGAGGAGTATGGGTTCGTTTACATTTGGTATGACAAAAAGAAAAAAAGATATTACATAGGTTCTCATTGGGGAACAGAAGACGACGGTTACGTTTGTAGTTCCCAGTGGATGAGAAATTCGTACAAAAAACGCCCCGCAGATTTCAAAAGAAGATTAATAGCCAGAGTTTACAGTAATAGAGAAGATCTCCTAGAAGAAGAACAACGTTGGCTTTCTATGATGAAAGATCACGAAATGGCGACGTTCAACAAAACTAAAAATCAGAAAGAAACGTCCAGATATTACAACCTAACTAAAATTGTACAGCGTTCTTGGCACTACAACGAAGAAACAAGAAACGCAGTCGCCCAAAAGGTTTCCGCGTCTAAAAAAGGCAAATCAACTGGGCCCTGTTCGCCCGAAAAAGCGAAAAAAATCTCCGAAGCGAAGAAGGCCAAATTCGCGGAACGCGGTGGTATGTCAGCAGAACACAAAGCGGCCTTGACAGGAATTAAAAAGAAACCTCACACAGAAGATTGGAAAGCTGCAAATTCCGCTCGTATGAAAGAGCAGTGGTCTAATGGTTCAAGAAAACGAGCAGAACCAAAACAAACGATGCCTCGAGAACAACAAGACAAATTAAGCTCGGAAGGTCTACGGACTAGATGGGCCGACCCGGAATGGAAAGCCAGACAGAGAGAAGCTTTGAAAGCTGCTTGGGCGAGAAGAAAACTAAATAATGTCGACCCCCGGTCAACAAAAATCTGCGGATAAGAAGCTGGGTCTACCAGCCTTACTCGAGGGGAGGGAAGAAATTCTCTCCCCTTTTTCGTTATAAATAGTCACAACAACGGAGTGACCTATGTCGGCGATTGATAACACCCCAGCAAACAAGAATTTCCTGAGTCCGCTCGGCTTCAAGTTCATTATGAAGAGAGCGCCACACGTCAATTTCTTTATTCAGAAGATCACCATCCCATCAATCTCCGTTCCTCCGGCCGTAACGTCAAACCCATTCATCGCAATTCCCTATTCGGGTGAACACCTTGAGTTTGGGGAGCTCGACATCTCGTTCAAGGTCGACGAGGATCTTCAAAACTACCTTGAGATTCAGAACTGGTTGAGAGGATCAGGTAAGCAAAGCTTCGAACAGTACAAAGAGCTTGCGACCAACCCAACATTCACCGGTGAGTCTCTCAAGTCAGAGATCAGCGTGACTGTTCTCTCTAGCGCCAAGAGACCAAACTACGAGATTGTGTTTGAGGATGCCTTCCCGATCTCTATCTCAGCTTTGACCTTCGACACGACAAACGAAGACGTTGACTACCTTGAAGCGGAGGCCAGCTTCCGCTACACAAAGTATGAGATCAACAAGATTACCGCTTGACTTCTTCAACGACTCATAGTATGATGAAATATTATCAAGAGGTCGTTGTTATGAAGTTTGAAGAGATTTTTGCTGCTTGGGAAAAAGACAGTGCGATCGATCGCACGGAGCTCGCCGAAGAGAGCCTGAAAATTCCCAAGCTTCACCATAAGTACTACACAATCTACGTCGCCGAAAAGGCCGGTCTTCGCAAGCTTGAAGCGGAGATGAAGAAGCTTCGTCTAGACAAGTACGAATTCTTCACTCAGGGTCCGACGGAAGAAACCAAAAGCAAAGGCTGGCGTATGCCCGCGCGAGGAATGATCTTGAAGGCCGACATCCCTATGTATATGGATGGCGATCAAGACATCATTGATCTGTCTTTGAAGATTGGTATGCAACAAGAGAAGGTCGAGTTCCTAGAGTCGATCATCAAGACGTTCCAGACCAGAGGCTACATCATAAAGAACGCAATCGACTTTGTTAAGTTTTCTTTGGGAGCTTGATTAAACTGCGTTTTTTATAAATAGATCAGAGGAGAAATTCTATGATCTATCACACTTTTTACAAAACTACAAATCTGATCGACGGGAAATTTTATTACGGTGTTCATTCGACGGATGACATCAATGACAATTACCTCGGCTCCGGAACAAGATTACGATGGGCCATAAAAAAACACGGCAAAGAAAATTTTAAAAAAGAAATTTTAGCCGTTTTTGACACTAAAGAAGAAGCTTTTTTTGTTGAAAAAAAATTAGTGACTCGTGAGTTGATAGAAGACAACAACTGCTATAACGTGACGAACGGCGGCAAAGGCGACGCAAAAGCTTATAAAACGGCAAGAAAAAGAGTAGAGGCTAAAACAAAAGAAAAATTCCTGACACAAAAACTAAAAGGCGACGATAGGACAGAAGCGCAAAAATTGGCGGCGATCGAACATTCGACGAAAAGAAAAGGTAAACCTGCCCATAACAGAAAAGAAATTGCGTTATTCGGCAAAGTTTACCCGTCGGTCAAAGAAGCCATAAAAGATCAAGGTTTGTCTACAAGTCACTATTACTTTCTGAAAAAAACCGATTTAGAGTTCGAATCGGCCAAAGCTTTGAAAGATTACACTTGGAATTTGAGAAATTCGCGCATACGTAAAAAGAGATGGGGAAGATGATCGAAACTGTAAGAGTGGTGTATCACAATGAGGTGTACAATAAGATAATCTGCGATCCCGGCACTGCTATGGAGATTTCGGATCACTTCACGTTCGAAGTTCCCGGCGCAAAGTTTATGCCGGCGTATAAAAACAAGCTTTGGGATGGGAAAATAAAACTCTTCAACCCTCTCACTTGTTTGCTGTATAGCGGGTTGATACATCACCTTGAACAGTTTTGCAAGAGTAGAGACTACGAACTAGAACTTGATGGGCCGTTCGCGGACACTGAGTTCTCTCTGATTGAAGCAAAGAACTTCATCGAAAAGCTTCAACCAAAGCATCAACCAAGAGACTATCAGATCGAGGCTTTCGTTCACGCGGTTCGTAAACGTCGTTCTGTTCTACTTTCGCCCACTGGTTCCGGTAAGTCATTCATTATCTACCTCCTTGCTTGTTGGTATCGTTCTAAGACTCTCGTCATCGTCCCGACAACATCTCTTGTCCATCAGATGGCTACCGACTTCGAAGACTATGGTCTGCCGCCTGGTATGGTTCACAAGATTATGTCCGGCCAAGAGAAGGCATCAAACAAACCATTCGTTGTCTCGACTTGGCAGTCCATCTACAAGATGCCCAAGTCTTGGTTTGATCAGTTCGACGTCGTGATTGGGGATGAGGCGCATCTGTTTAAAGCCAAGTCTCTTTCCGAAATTATGGGCAAGCTGACCAAGTGCAAATATCGCTTCGGCTTCACAGGAACGCTTGATGGAACTCAAACTCATAAGCTCGTCCTTGAAGGTTTGTTCGGTCACGTCAAGAAGATCGTCACCACTTCGAAGCTTATCGAACAGAAGCATCTGGCAGACTTCAGCATCAAAGCGATCGTGCTCAAGTATCCCGATGACATCAAGAAGCTGATGGCTGGTTCGGACTATCAAACTGAAATCGACTTCATCGTCAGGAACGACGCGCGGAATCGGTTCATCAAAAACTTGGCCTTGTCTTTGTCGGGTAACACTCTGTTACTCTTTCAATTCGTGGAGAAGCACGGTAAGATCCTTCACGATATGATCTCCCGGGAGGCGGTTGATCGCAAAGTGTTTTTCATTTCTGGAGCCGTTGATGGAGAAAAGCGTGAAGACATCAGAAAGATCGTCGACGCAAACGTTCCAGAGATTGTCCTGGACTTCGATTTCGGATCAATCAAAATCCCGAGCGACATTCTTGTACATTTAGAGACGGGGGAAATTGTCGAAGCTAGTCAATTGACTACTGAGTCCGATATATCAAACGATTGGTTGTCGAGAAATAAGGAAAAGTATAAATACCTATGATCAATTATCATCAAAGGTGTTAATATGGATTACAGAAAAATATACGAAGCCTTAATAGAAAAAGCTTCAAGAAGAACGCTAGAAGGATATTACGAAATTCATCACATCGTTCCGAAATGTCTCGGTGGTTGCGACGATAAAACAAATTTGATCGCATTAACGCCGGAAGAGCACTTTTTAGCTCATCAACTTCTTGTAAAGATTCACCCGAACGAAAATAAGTTAGTGTACGCCGCCGCAATGATGACACTACACAACTCGGACAATCGCGTCAATAACAAGCTGTACGGCTGGTTGAAAAGAAAAAAGAACGAGCGAACATCATTGTTGATGCGCGAGGATTGGATCCGTAATAGGGACAGAAGGATTGAAGCGGCTGTTAAATCAGCTTCAACGGACCTTAACAAAGAAGCGAAACGAGCTCAAATGAAATCTTTTTGGGGTTCGACTTCCGAAGAAACTTGCAGAAGAAAAGAGCAATTAGCAAACCAAAGTAAAAAGGCTTCGGAAATAGCCAGGAACAAAAACAAAGAGTTGTGGAAAACCGCCGAATTTCGCGATAAAATGAAAGCCAGAAAACGCGGAAGTAATAGCAACTCTATGAAAGAGAAGTGGGCAGACCCCGCCTTTAAAGAGATGATGAAAGAAAAAAGGAGACTGAAACGTGAAGCCAAAATCAATCAAAAGAGTGGGTGAAGGCGCGATAATTGTTGGTTCGTACGGCACGGTGAGCACAGGCATTAACATTCGCAATTTGCATAACGTTGTATTTGCTAGTCCTTCAAAGTCCAGGGTGAGAAACTTGCAGTCAATCGGTAGAGGTCTTCGAACCTCAGAGTCGAAGTCTGAAGCAACGTTGTATGACATAGCCGATGACCTGACTTGGAAGTCTAAGAAGAACCACACGATCCTTCACTTCGTCGAACGAATCAAGATCTACAACGAGGAGAAGTTCCCTTATCGTACTTACACAGTTGATCTACACTAATCATCATTAACACACTAGTGATTATACCTACATCGATGGAGAAGTCAAGCGAAATGAACAAGAAAGCCAAACGCCACTACGTGAACAACAAGGACTTCTACGACGCTCTGGTTCTTTACAAAACCAAACTCGCCGAGAACCCGAACGCAAAGATTCCGAACTACATCGGCGAATGCATTATGGCGATCTGCACGAAGCTTGCAACAAAACCAAACTTCAGCGGGTACTCGTACAGAGACGAGATGATCGCCGATGGTATTGAAAATTGCATTGCCGCCGCCAACGGTTTCGATCCGAACAAGTCTTCAAATCCTTTCTCGTACTTCACTCAGATTGCCTGGAATGCGTTCATCAGAAGAATTTCGCGCGAAAAGAAGCAGCAGTACATAAAGCATAAGAATATGGTCAACAACGCTCTGATCACGGACCTTGATCAAGAGACGGCGGGCGTTGCTTCGATCGGCAACTCACAATACAACGAGATGACGAATGAAATCATCAACAGCTTTGAGAAAAAGTTGACTAAAACGAAAAAGTCAGGTATGGTAGGACTTGAGAAATTCATTGTAAGCGATCAGGATGTAAGAAATGAATCAGAAACATTTAGTTCCGCAAGTAGTAATTGACTGTGCAGAGAAGATGCTTGACGAGCATACGAACAACCACGTCAAGCAAAACTTCCGCGACCGTCTTGAGGCGATCAAACAATTCTGCGAGATCGCTCTGAACCAAAAACCTCAGAAAAAGCGTGGCTGATGCAAGTAGCAATAATCGGCGACACACACTACGGAGTTCGTAACGACAACACGAATTTCCTTGATATGACCAAGAAGTTTCTTGATGATGTGTTCTTCCCGGAGATCGAAAGACGAGGGATTCAAACCATTGTACATCTTGGTGATCTAGTCGATCGTCGTAAACACATCAACATCCAAACTGCCAACAGGCTGAGGCAAGACTTCCTTGAACCGATCAAGGACCGCGGTCTCAATCTTCACGTCATTCTTGGTAACCACGATGTGTATTACAAGAACACGAATTCGGTCAATGCTGTTCGTGAGATTTGCGGCGACTTCGTAGAATCTTACGAAGACGCAACTGAGGTGCAGCTTCACGGGACGCCTGTCTTGTTTGTTCCTTGGATCTGCTCTGAGAACCGAGAACACTCTATGAAGATGATTCAGAATTCTAAGTCAACGATTTGTATGGGTCATCTTGAGCTTCAAGGCTTTGAGATGTTCAAGGGGAGCGTGTGTTCGCATGGCGACGATCGTAAGCTATTTGATCAATTTGATCTTGTTCTGTCTGGCCACTTTCATCATCGTTCTTCTGATGGCAGTGTTGTATACTGCGGTTCTCATGGGCAGTTTACTTGGTCTGATTATGATGATGATCGCGGCTTTCATATACTGGATCTCAACACAAAAGACTTGACCTTTGTGCAAAATCCTTATATAATGTTCACGAAGGTCTGGTACGACGACTCAAACAAGTCGATGGAACAGATCCTTGACTACGACTTCTCTAAGCACAAAGGAACGTACACGAAGGTCGTTGTGACCAACAAGTCAAATCCTTTCTGGTTTGATAAGTTCTGCGAACGGATCGAGAAGATCGGCGTCTTGAACCTACAGATTGTTGATGATCATCTCAATCTGAATCTCGAGAGCGACAGCAACATCGTTGATGAGGCGGAAAGCACTCTTGACATCTTCAAGAAGCATATCAACCTAGTCAACACACCAAACCTCAACAGAGACAAGCTTGAGTTGCTGATTACGGACTTGTACAACCAAGCGCTGACTTTGGAGTAATAATGTTACGGTTCAACAGAATTAGGTGGAAGAATTTCCTTTCGACGGGAAACATTTTCACAGAAATCAATTTTGACACTCCGGGAACGACGCTGATCGTTGGGGAAAACGGCGCGGGCAAGTCAACGATTCTTGACGCGCTCACGTTCTCTTTGTTTGGTAAGACTTTCCGTAACATCAACAAGCCTCAGCTGGTCAACTCAGTCAACCGAAAGGAACTGGTCGTTGAGCTTGAGTTTTCCATTCAGTCTAATCAATACAAGATCGTAAGGGGAATCAAGCCCAACGTCTTTGAGGTCTACTGCAACGGAACTCTTCTCAACCAATCGGCGGAGATGAGAGACTACCAAGAAGTCCTTGAGAAGACTATCTTGAAGATCAACTACAAGTCTTTCTGCCAGGTTGTGATTCTTGGGAGTGCGTCATTCACTCCCTTTATGGAGCTTCCTGCGGCTCAACGCCGAAACATCATTGAGGATCTGCTTGACCTGCAGGTCTTTACGACTATGAACGTGCTCTTGAAGCAAAAGGTTCAAGACAACACGACCGCCATTCAAGACAACGAGAACGAGCGGAAGATCGTTGAGACCAAGATCAAAATGGTCAAGGAACATCTCAAGGCCGTTCGTAGCAAGAACGAAGAGTTTGTCAAAGAGAAAACGACTACGCTTGAAGATCTTCGAAAGAAGATCGAAGAAGCCGAGGACAACAAGAAGTCCTACAGAGAAGAACTCGAGCTCAAGTCCGCTGAGATTCAAAACAAGGGAACAGTTCAAGCCAAAATCGAAAAGCTCAGAAGTCTAAGGGCGCAGATGGAAGCGAAGAGCAAGCTCTTGACAAAAGAGATCGAATTCTTCAGCAACCACGACAACTGCCCGACTTGCAAGCAAGAGATCAGTTCTGAGTTTAGCTGCGTTGTGGTTGATCAGAGACAAAACGAGATCAAAGAGATCGAGGAAGGGTTGTCTCAGCTCGTCAAAAAGTACGATGAAACCAACGAAGAGCTGACGAAGATCCTAGAGGTCGACAAAGCTTGTGATCAGATCAACAACAAAATCTCTCACGAGTCTCTGAAAATCAAAATGCTTCGCGAACAGATTGACAACGTGATGAAGGATCTCGCCGACGCGAAAAAGGCTGTCAAAGAGACGACCGATGTTCGTATCGTCGATCTAGAGAACGATCTGTCGAATCTTTCTGATCAATACAACAAGCTGCAGGATGACAAGTTCGTCTTGTCCGCCGCCGCGATGCTGTTGAAGGACGGCGGTATCAAGACTCGTATCGTCAACCAGTACATACCTGTGATCAACAAGCTCATCAACAAGTATCTGTCCGAGTTTGATCTGTTTGTTGAGTTCAACCTTGATGAGCAGTTCAACGAGGTGATCAAATCGCGCTATCGCGATGAATTCACCTACGCATCGTTCAGCGAAGGCGAGAAGCAGAAGATCTCTCTCGCCATCTTGTTTGCCTGGCGCGCTATCGCCAAGATGAGAAATTCTCTCAACACGAACCTTTTGATCCTTGACGAAGTGTTCGACAGCTCTCTTGATGGTCAATCAGCTGATGATCTGCTGAAGATCCTTCAGAACATCAGCAAGGACTCTAACGTGTTCGTCATCTCCCATAGAGACTCTCTGCACGACAAGTTTGAGAACACAATCAAGTTCGCCAAGACCAAATCTTTTAGTAGGATAGCCGAATGAACCTTCTTAGATATGATGATCCTCTACTGAAACAAAAGAGCGAGGCATTTGACTTCTCGAACCCTCCGTTCGATCCTTACGAGTTCTCTCAAGAACTGGTGAAGTTTATGTACGATAAGAACGCTATCTGTTTGGCTGCCATACAGGTCGGCGTTCCGTATCGAATCTTCGCGATGCGCGGGTCTCCTGAGAACTTCGTCTGTTTCAACCCTAAGATCGTTCTTCCGAGTAAAGAAGAGATCAGGCTTGAAGAAATTTCCTTGACTTTTCCCGATTTAGAGGTTAAGATAAAGCGTCCTCAACATTGTAAGGTTCGTTTTGCGACTCCCAACGGTGAAATCAGAACCGAAACATACACAGGTATGACTGCTCGCGTGTTTCAACATTGTATGGACTTTCTAGACGGAGAGGTGTTCTACCGCAAGGCGAACCCAATCCATCGCGAACAAGCTTTGAAGAAGTGGAAACGAAAATTAACATCTTCTACCTTGACCCCTGCCCAACTCAATCTGCTCGATGGATGGTCGACCGTCACGTCATTAAAATGATCTTGGAATCCGCGCAGTTGCTTTCGACTGCGCACAGGATGCTAGATGGTCGTGAGATCGTTGGTCAGTCAAAGACCGGTCGTAAAGCCAAGCGTTGGGTTCTTGATGACAGTCGCGATTCCGTTCTCTATCAGGCCACTCATATCAACCATCCGTCGGCAGTTTGGGCGCGTCAGTCTGTAGAGAACTACAACTGGCTTGCTGATCACTTCTTTGCGCTTGGCGACGAGTATACGTTCAGGTACGGGAAGAAGCACAAGTGTTTCGGCGAACTCAGCTATATGCTTCAATCGCCGCCGAAGAACTTGACTAACTATGAGATGACGAAGATGCCTTCTGCTATGGCAGATGAGTACAAGATCAGCGATGATCCGATCGTCAACTACCGAAACTACTACCGCGAAGGAAAATCCAAGATGCACTCTTGGAAAAATCGTCAACCCCCTTTCTGGATTATTGCATAATGAATTCGAATAATGATACGATCACATTCGTCGTTGGGTGTGTCTGTTTGGCCGCCGTAATTATTTCTATCGTGGCGGCCTTCTACTTTGGCGCGACGAATTCAAACATCCGGTATCACAACGCTATGAATGAATGCATTCAGGCTCGCGGAACTTGGGTGCCGACCGGTGCGTCGGGCACCTGCGTTATCAACAGACAATAAGGATTACATTATGAATTATGAACTTACAAAGTTTGATGTGGCTGCTCTTCAGGCAATTCAGGACAAGCTTCACGGCCAGGCGGTCGCTATGGGTTGGCACGTTAAGCCAAGAGAGCTTGGAACGATGATTGCTCTTTGCCATTCGGAGCTCTCCGAGGCGCTCGAGGGTGCGCGAAAGAACCTTATGGACGATCATCTTCCGCATCGTAAGATGGTTGAGGTTGAGCTTGCCGACACAATCATTCGCATTCTTGATCTCGCTGGCCGCGAAGGTCTTGACGTTGCCGGCGCAATTGCCGAGAAGCACAATTACAATGCGCGGCGCGCGGATCACCAATTACAAAATCGTATGGCTGAGGGCGGGAAAAAGTTCTAATTCGACTTGACTTCTGCATATATACCAACTATAATGTCTAGAGTCATAGGAGAATATTGATGGTCAAGACGCTTGTTATTAAACCGGTGAATGCCGAGGACACTCTCGGCACGTTCATCACAAAAGATCGCTACGACTTCGTCGTCAACGAAGACACTGATCTATACGCCGAAACGGTGACTGGTGAGCTGTCGGAAGCAAACATCATCTTCAAGTTCCGCAAGAACGTCTTCACCAAGGAAGAGTGCGACGCTGCGTATGCGGGCCTGAGGGAAGCTGCAGTTGAGTCTCAAAATCGCGGACTGGCTGCTGGTCCTCGTGGCGAGATGCTTGGTGCAGAAGGGCGCGGCGGTCGCGATTGGGTGACGGAATACCATCAAGACATCCTTGACTTTTTCCTTCGTCCCGCGAACGCGATTGTTCAAGACGAGACGATTGAGTCGATCCGCGCGCATCACGCCAACAATCCCAAGAAGGATGAGACTCGCGGTCGAGTTTGGCTTCGTTCCGAAGTCTGTAAGACATATCCCGAATACCACGGCTGGTTCGACAAGTGGGTTGATGGGCTTCATAACAAGTCACGCGAAGAGCAGCGCGCCGAAGCCAAGTTCGTTCTGGACAACTACGTTTCCGAAACAAACTACGCCCAGTCTGTTATGTCTGGTATCGCAGGATACTTCGATCGCTATCCGCGCATTCCTTACGGTCGTGCAACTTCGTACACGGAAAAGAACCTTGAAAAGTTCGCGCTTTGCTATCCTTACCTGCGCAAGCTGAATCAACAGTTTAAAGAGCTGATTCCCGGTCGTTGGAAGGCTCAGCGCGCCGAGGCGGACAAGCTTGATCCGCGCTTCCTGATCGACGAAACGGTGTTCACCACTCTTACCGTCAATCACAACTGGCGCACTGCTTGCCATCGCGACGCTGGCGACCTGAAGACTGGTTTCAGCAACATCTGTGGCGTGACCGGTCCGGAAGGCAAGGGTTGGCGTGGCGGTCAGTTCATCCTACCAGAATTCCGAGTTGCTGTCAATCTCCAGCCGGGTGATATGTTGCTGGTCAACAATCATGAAGGCATACACGGTAACGACGAACTGATTGGCGACGACAACGATCGTATGACCATCGTCGCTTACTTCCGCGAGAAGATGACCGAACTCAAGTCCTGGGATTACGAGCAGCTGCGTAAGCAGTATATCGATGAGCGTCGTCAAAACCACAACCACAAGTTCTGGCGCCCGTTGTGGAACGGCGTATCCCCCGGTTGCTTTAAGGACGACGAATGGAGAGACTTTCTTCGTAAACATAATCACGTAGACGAAGACGGCATTGTAGACGTTTTTGGAGAAAAAGAAAAAACTTCTCTAGAAAACTTCTTCTAAAAGTCTATTGCAGCTAAATACACATACTATAGGAAACTCCTGGGGGTGTCTCAATGTATGTGTATTTGCTGACAAATTCTTTGACTGGCGATCTTTACGTTGGAAAAACCGTAAAAAACATAAAATATAGGTTTTCGGCTCACCTTCGCGCCGCTAAGTCGGGCGCTTCGACTCATCTGTACAGAGCTATAAGAACTTATGGCGCAGAAAATTTCGAAATTTCTTTGTTAGAAGAAATTCAAGGGGATTTGGAAGATTTAAACGAAAGAGAAAAATTTTGGATCGCTGAGTTAACTCCGCGATATAATATGACAAATGGTGGGGACGGAGGAGACACTTCTTCTTCGGAGTCGTACAAAGCCAGCAGATTACAACATTCTTTAGATATGCGTGGTGAAAAAACCCGTTTTACGGAAGAACGCATTCCGAAGAGACTAAAAAGAAAATTTCTTCTAAAAAAATCGGCAGCGTAATGAGCGAGGAAGCGAAAGAAAAAATTT